TATATTTATGTTATTTTTTTCATCTCTACTTATCATTCTTTCACCTCATTATTCATATATTCTACGATTAAATCTTTTATATCTTCTTGTTTGTATAGTTCAAAATGTTTATAATTACCATTAAATATAATATGCCCTATATAACCAACATATGGACTTGTGTATTTGCCTATATAGATGCTCTCACCTGTTTCTTTATTATCATACCAAATGTTAAGCAATTTTGCATCATATTGTACTTGTTCACCAAACTTTTCTACTAACCATTTATATAATTTTTTCATCTATTTCTTTCCTCCAATCTTTTTCCAAAACTTTTCATCTTGCTTCTTTTTATTCTGCATCTGCTCATATTCTTTTCTTATTCTTTCTTTTTCTTTTGGATCATCGTACACCTAACTCACCTCGTTTTTCATTAACATTATTATATCACAATCATTATCAAATGTCAACAGTTATTATCAAATTTCTTCATTTTTATATAAAAAACGAGAGTTAATCAATTAATCAATTAACTCTATATTATTTATTATTTTATTTTTTGTACGTTTCTGTGTATTTTTCTTACCATTCTATTACATTCTGGGCATATTATTTTATAATAATATTCTATAAAATCACTCCAGTTAGCGTCATAAACTTTTTCTTCAAAATCTTTTATATTATACTTAAACACACAATCACAATTACTACATTTAATTATATTTTCATCACTAATTAAAATCCCTTTTTCTATCACTTTCATATTATATACCTACCTTCTCCCAAGATTTCTGAGATCCATACTTATCATATCTTCTATTTCCAACATTATTCCAATTTTTTTTATTATTCATTATTAAACCAATTTCATTACTATCTTTTTTCGATGGTTTACTATCGCCATTTCCAAGTGCATCCGCCCATATTTGTAATACGCACGTTTTGTTAGTAAATTTCAAATATTCTTCAATCATACCTTCGCGGTAATCATCTTCTAGTGCATCTATCTGATTCATTTTTATAACATCTTTCAGTGTATGGTTTTCAACATTTGGCAGCTTACCTTGCTTATATTTAAATAATGCCTCCGCCCAACACTGTTTAATGTATTCTTTAATTTCTTTTTCATTACTATACAAATCTTCAGATTCACTATATACTTTAATTGGCAAGAATCTACGATTACCTGTTTTATCTGTTAAAAATTGTGTTTTATTAGTAGTACCAATAAAAACACACTTACGTTTAACATCTATTACAAATCTTGTATATGCTCTCCTATATCTATCAACCATACGTGAGAGAAACGATTTAACGGCCTCAACATCTTTATTACGAGTGAGTGCAAGTAACTCTGATATTTCGCACATCCATTTATTTTCAAGTGATTCAATACCTTTTTGACCATCAATTTCAGTTATTTCAGTGAAATAATCATCATTCATAGCTAAAAACCTAACAAACGTAGATTTTCCACACCCTTGTTTACCAATCAACACAGGCATAATATCGAACTTACAACCTGGATTATAAATTCTATGAATACCGACCAGCAAATATTAATCTACTAACTTCCATACTATATGGGTTGTCCTCTGTTTTCAACCAACGTATCAAAGCATACTCCAAACGCTCTACCTTGTCCCACACAACTGATTCAATCATATCTTTTATTGGATTATACTTATATTTTTCAGACACGCAATTAATCGAGTGTATGAGTTTATTCTCATCATATATATCATATTTGGTTTCAATATGGTTTAAAAAATCAGACAATAAATTATCAGTCATATTTTTACCATTAAATTCTGGAAATTCTTTTATTTCATTATATTTTAATTTACCTCTATATTTTTTATCATTATCTAAAATATTTGTTATGTTTTCAATAGTTTTTTCTGGATGACCATTCATGTCATGATTAATTTTAAATTCAAACGTACTTTCTTTATCAAATTTATCTTTAATTTTAATTTCCATTTTATAAGTATTATTAAATTCGGTAAGTATTTCATTATCTTTAGCCACTTTTTTTAATTCTTTCAACCTATTAAACCTTACAGTTTCATCTTCGATACTAAACAATTTTATAATTTCTTGTTTAATTTCTGCTATGTTTTCCAATATAATCACCCCATCTCTTATGAATTATTTTTCAACCATTCTTTAACTTCGTTTAAATCATATCTAAAATTTGTTTCGGTTTTACCATAAAATGGCATCCCGCTTTTTCTCCAATTATATGCAGTATTTTTATGAATATTCAGATATTCACATAATTCTTCTGTTTTTATCACCGTATTTACCCCCTTTTTAGTGTAAATATAGTATATCACAAACTGTTACAATTGTCAATACTTTGTCATAAAATATACCAATTTGCCTGAAACCTTCTTTTGGATTTTTGGAGAAGGTTTCGGGGTTAGTTTCACTTAGTTTCACTTGAACTTTCTAGCATTACCAGTATGTTAACAACCCTAAGTTTACATAAAAACAAGGGTGAAACCATGAAACCTTCTTTTCAAACATATATATAAAAAAAAAATATATATTTATTATTTCTCTCTATATATATGTATAGTTAGTTACTTAGTTCCAAAACATAGGTAAACCCTACTCTCCCAATGTTACTAACTCTGGAACTAACTGAAACCTTCTGAAACTAACTCCTTTTTGACACTCTCTTGACTTTTATTATTTTTTATGGTATAATTTAACTATAGAGGTGATTAGTTTATGGCAGCTTTCGGTAATCAATATGCAATAGGTAATAATGGTGGTAGACCACTTAAATATAAATCACCAGAAGAAATGCAAGAGAAAATAGATGCTTACTTTAAATCTTGTTATATTAATATAGATGGATTTGAAAGAAATATTAGACCACTTACTATTTCTGGATTAGCATATCACTTAGAAACAACTAGAGAGATACTTATGGATTATCAAAATAGACCAGAGTTTTCGAACACGGTCAAGCGTGCTAAACATAGAATAGAAAATTATGCCGAAGAACAACTCTTTGTTGGAAAGAATACTGCAGGGGTTATTTTTAATATGATTAACAACTATCCAAACAATTGGAAGAACATTCAAGAGGTTAAAAATACAAACACTTTTAAAATAGTTGGTGAATCATCACCAGAAGAAAAAGCAAACAACTTGAATCAACTTTCGGAAGCAGTAAAAGAAATAGAATTGTTGGAAGAATAAAATGTAGTTTGATGATGAGCCATCAATTAAATAAGGATCAAGTGATGAATCCGCTAGCTACATATTATATAGAGTGGTAATCTAATGGTTAAGAGCCCTGGTCTGGAACCAGGTAATTGTAGGTTCGAGTCCTACCCATTCTACCAATGCTGGAATAGCTCATCAGGTAGAGCAGCAGTCTTGTAAACTGCAGGTGGTCAGTTCGAGTCCGACTTTCAGCTCCAAAAGCAGTACATTCTTAATGGATGTGACTGCTCTTTTTATGCCCAAAACGACTTTCGACTTGCTAGCGACTTTCGACTTTTCGACTTTCTCGAGTTTCGACTTTCTGGTGCAATAGATCAAAAAAATTGCCTCTTTAAAAATGTCAAAAAAATGCAAGGACAAATTCAAAATAGTTTACATAATACTTAGATTGCACAAAATACATATTTTGCGAAATGATTATTTCTAGATTATGTAAACTAAAACATCATAAAATGCTTGTATCAATGCATTTGTAAAAATATGGAAAAAAAGAGTAAAAAAATTATGTTGCTAGTTTACATAATTATGTAACATTGAATAAAATTAAAAAAATATATCATAATATATATAAATAGTACAATATAAAACAGTGACACAAAAAGGCATATATTAGATATTAAAAATATTAATTAGTTAAATTATACACCTAGAGTATAAAACAGTTAAAAAAGGCATTTGCAGTCGAATACATGGAAATGTTAATTTATAGAAATTTATAGGAATTTACACGAAATAGGTATAAAACATATAAAAATACATATAATATATAAAAGATATAGAAAATTGACAAAAAACATAGAAAATTGTAAAAAAGTGTTGACAATTAAATTATTATGATGTATAATAATAGCATAAGTTGAAAGGTTAGAGAAAACCAAATAAAACACTCAATTTAAAAAGTTAAGTAATACAGTTGAAAGGAGTTGAAAAAATGGAAGAATATTATAATTTTATATTATATAATGGATTAAAAACATTACAAGATCTCGAAAATGATTTAAAAGATAAAATAATAAATCTAGAATCATGGATAGGTAACAAAGAATTTAATAAAATGGTTAATAATATAGGTTGTTTAAATAGTGTAATAAACAATTTTAAAAATAGTTAAATTTTAGGAGGAACGAAACAAATGAAAAAATTAATAAATAACATAAGAAAAATTTTAATAATAGCGGTATGTATAATATCATTTATTATATTAGTATCAGAAATTGATAGTATTTTAATAAATGTAATTATAATAAAAATAATTGCATCAGGTACAATGATATTAATATTTAAAGCTAATAGATTAATATAGAAAGGAGTTGAAAAAATGGTAACATTAAATAAAACAAAAAAAAGTAAATATGTTATATACATTGGTTGGGCGTTGAAAGTTTATGCAGAATATCAAAACGAAACAAATGATATGATATATAAATACGGTAGAGAAAAAATTGAAATTGAAAGAATATAGAAAGGGATGAAATATAATGGATAATATAACAAAAATGAATTTAACGCTTGAAAAGTTAAGCGAAATTAATAATCTAATTGTAGCTATACCAGAATTATATACAGTTAATGATAGCATAATATTTATAATGCAAGATATAGCGGAAGCAATCGAAAAAATGGAGGCGTAAAAGTATGGATAATAAAATATTAAAAAATTATGATACATTAAAAAATAGTTATAAAATAAGAGATCACAAAAAATTTACAGAAGCAAGGAATGAAATAGAAAGATATTTTTTAAATTATATTAAAAACAAAGAAAATTTAAAGGAAGTTGATATATTAGAATATATTAAAATTGAAATATTTGGATCAATAAGCAGCGGAATATTTACAATATATATAAAAATGTTAATTACATATAATAACATGTTAAAATATACGTTTGAAATTGATATACAAAAAAACATATTATATATAAAAAAATTGAATCATAAAAATAGTATGTATGAAGTAATTGAAAAAATAGAAAATTTTATTAAATAGTTGCATCAGCAGCGGGAAGGAGATCAAAAACATGGTATACTTAAAAACAGAAGACCAAAAAAAGCATAAAATATATACTAAAACAATTAAAAAAGCATTAGAAATATTAAAAGCATTTAAAATTGATACATTAAATTACATAGTTATAGACGAAGAAATTTACGAAAAAAATTGACCGAAAAAAAGATCAAAAAATAGCAAAAAAAAAAAGAGTTATCCAGCCGAGATAACAAAAAAAAAAATTGCATTAAATTGCAAAGAAAAGAGTGGTAAAAATGAATAATAAAAAAAGCATAGAATTTTTAAATAATTTATTATACAAATACGAAAACAGATTCCCAAAAATAAAAGGAATAGGTAATATCTCAAGGAGTGATATTGAAGAATGTATTCTAAGGTTGCAACATCCTAATAACAATTATATGACACCGTGTGGAACAGTTAAACAATTACTTGAAAAATTATAATAGTTGCATCAGCATGCAACAGAAAGAAGGAAAATATAATGGATAAAATAAAAGAATTATTTGCAAGAGAAGCGAAAAGGTTAGAAGAAAAGAAAAAAGTTGAATCTAAATATTATGAATTTTTTAAAGAAGCAAGATATGACAAAGAAAACGAAAAACAAATATTTGCTAAAATAGAAAAAGAGAAAAAAGAGTTAGAAAAATATAGTAATATATCATATACAAATGAAGAATATTTCAAAGCTATATATGAATACTGGGAGCATATAGAAGCATTATATAATAACATGGATGAAAGAATACAACCAATATTAAAACAATACAGCAAAAAGAATATAGGACCAAAAACAGCCATGAAGATACAAGCAGAAATTAATGCAATGTTTAAAGATATAGTAAATTACAAATACGCATATATCAGCAATGACCAATATTATGGATCATACAAGATAACTATATATATTGATAAATCATATATAGAGTTTAACAACAACAGCATCAGAACGCTTGAAGTACAATATTATATTGATCCGCAAAATGAAGTAATAAATAAACATATAACAAATAAATGTACAGAAGATCAATATATTAATTATTTAAAATCAATTGAAGATGTTAATATACTACTAGAAAAACATACTAAATTAAAAACATTGATTCCTTATGATATAACAAAGCAACAAAAAATCAATAATTATTATATGTAATGGTGATGCTATGAAAAAAATATTTACATTAGTTATAATGATATTATTATTACCATTATTTATAATAGCATCAGCAATGAAAGAATAATAAAATAATATAATAAAATAGTGTATATAGTAAAATATATATACTATTTTTTTATCCCCCCACCCCCTATTTAAAAAGCTGGAAATAAGCCTTATTAACCCCCACCTGCAAATTTTTAATTATAGAGTCTTGACAAGCAAATGAATACATGATATAATATAAATATAGGATGGTAAATTTTATGAAACTGAAACAGATATTTTGTAGTCATGAATGTATGACCGTAAGGGTAAGAAAAGATTATATGAGTATAGGGGATGAGTATAATAAAATACCGAGTGCTAACATAGAACTGACATGTTATAGATGTGACAAAGTGATGCACATATGGGACAAGTGGTATAACAGTTTAAAGTATAAAGAAGAATAAGAGGTAAATAAACATGGGATATTTAGAAATTAAACTGCGAAATGGTGATGAATACGAGAGTGTAGAAATAGATGCTGATGAATATGAAGATTTAGGTTCAGCATTACAAGACAAAGAAAAATTCATAAGCATTGACTGTAAATATGACAAGAAATTATTAATACATAAAGAGGACATATTCAGTATAATATATCAAGAGAAATAATAAGGGGTGAGATATAGATGTTTAAATTAATAGGAGTTTTAGTAGCAATAGCAGGAATATTAGGTGGAGCGTACGTAGGGATTGTAGTATTATTTGCAGGTGGTTTAATTGAGTTAATAAATGCAATAAAGAACGATTTTGAAGTAACTGGCATGGTATGGGGAATAGTTAAGATGATATTTTGCGAACTAGGTGGATTAGTAGCATGGATAGGAATAACTGTGGGAGCGATAATCGGATGTTTGGGGGATTAAAAATATGTTAAGTAAAGAATTCGATGAAAAAATAAATAAAAATTACGATGATATTTTAAGATTAAACAATAAGAAACAAAGAACATTCGAGAGTTATTATGAAATGATGAAAAGTGCTGATAAAAAGAAATTAATACGAATGTTATATGATTTATCAAAGGGAATATTATTAATAGATAGTATAATGAATCCAATAGAAACGGAAGATCAGTATTAAAGGGGGATATATTATGGAAAATAAAATAATTGATTTTGTAAACCAATATAAAGTTAATAATTACATATATCCACAAGTTATAAGTAGACAATTTAATATACCTTTAAAGGAAGTATCTATTATTTTAGAGAATGCCGTAAAGCAAGAAATTATAGAGAGAAATTATGAAATCTATTGTCATATATGTGAAAGACATCAAGGTAATATATACAAAACTATGAATGAGGCAAACGAGATAGTTTGCGCTTATTGTGGCGATGATATAAAAAACATTGACATTATATTAATTTATAGGAAATTAGATAGCAGGACAAGTTGAAAGCGAGTGAGAGTATGGAACATATTTTTGTAAAACGTATTCCAGAATATTTAGTAGAAAATACATTATATGTATGTTTAGAAACTAATACTATAATACATAAATGTGCGTGTGGTTGTGGTGAAGAAACTATTACTCCAATAGACATAGCCAAAGGGTGGACATTCTTTTATGATGGGAAAAACATTACACTTAGTCCATCAATAGGAAACTTTAATTATAAATGCAAATCACATTATTTTATAAAAAATAGTAAAGTAGAATGGTGTTAATTAAATATATATGTAGTGGTGGAAGATAGACACAGGATTAAAACGTGATGATATTTTTTGTATAGAGAGATACCTGCAATTAGAGAGTATAATTCATGTATAGGTGAAAGTCCTATACCTACATATGTTATATTAAAAATAAGTTGGTGCTACAACGACGGTGTAGTTAAATGGAGATTGCAAAACTGCCAACAATTTAGTTAAGAGGATAGAACTGGTAGCTATCGCGCCTAATGAGTTGAGCAGTTATGCAGATTAGGTCTTTAAAAGAGATGCAGGGTTACCAACCTGCCTTAACTAAAAATGATCGTACTAATATAACTTTAGGGCTATTAGTCAACTCATTGGTGTCGTGAGTATAAAACGGACACTACCAATGATGGATACTTACATTAAAATTGATAGGAAACGGCCATAAAAAGGATATACTTGACCGAGTATATCGCCTATCTTATATATATGTAAACACTGGTGTAGTAGGTGAGTACGACTGTTCGATTCAGTCAGTTTACGGTTTGTTATATGATTATCGTTCCATGTGATTATGAGGGTGCTATGAACACCCTCTATGTATGTAGACTTATTTTATGGGTTAAAAAACTCGGCGCTAGTGGTCGATAAAGTCAGTGCAAGTCTGACAGTCTACAAGAGGTAAGTTAATTGTTTTATGTGTAGTGGTGATAAAGACTGCTACATTATATATGTGAGAGTGGTGGAAATATATACACGGGCTACGTATTAGTCTGGCCGCTTTAGGGCGACTTGGGAGTGGAAATCTCTCCTCTTGCACCAACAACAGTAAGTCCTTAAAATGCTCCACAATCGAGGTAAGTATATTGTAAATATACAGTATTTAGGGCAATTGTAATATAATTGGTGCTTTATTCCGATAAGGTTAAATGAGTTTTATGGGGTAATAACCATATAGGGGGACAAACAGCCAATCTACAGAGTTAACGATGATTTCAAGATGCTCAACACTCGTTATAAAAACTTATCAAGCTGCAATTCGGTAGTCCGAGCATGGTAACGCTGATGCAGTAAGATTTTTGTGATTTAAGTTATGGTAGTTATAGAATCACATACGTGTGGAATTTAGTTTAACGGTAAAACACTCGACATACTGAGTAATGCCAGTTCGATTCTGGCAATCCACGAAAATGGTAGGTATGCACCACCTAGATATCGAGGTAATGGGTAAAAAGACATAACGATCCTTGTATATGGTTGAGGTATATACATATCCGTTGGGGTTAGGAGAAAATGAAATGAACTCCACCATAAAGTTGGTAGCATAGCATTGCATTTAAATGTTTTAGGTTGTCTTGAGTGCATAAGGGTTACAGCCAACATCCATGATATTTATATCGAAAAAATAGTAACAATATAGTAATGTTACGAACTGACAGCACATTTTTGATGGTTTTGGAAGTCTGCCTATTATATTGATAAGGAATGATTAAAAATGTTTCAGAGTAAGTTAACATCTATTAATAAAGAAGATTTAGAAATAATAGTTAAAAATTGTAATTGTTATAAAGATATACTTATTTTCATGGGTTATTCAAAAAATTCTGGTGGTTCATTTAGAATTTTAAAAGAAAAAATAAAAAGTTATGATATATCTATTCAACATTTTGTAATAAAAAATAGGAAATTAATTAAAGACATTCGTGAATTGTTAACTGAAAATTCAAAAATCGGAAATGATGCACTGAAAAAACATTTGATTAAACAATCGTTATTACAGTATAAATGTATAAAATGCAACAATACAGGAATTTGGGAAAATGAGATATTATCTTTACATTTGGATCATATAAATGGAATAAACAATGATAATAGATTAAATAATTTAAGATTTTTATGTCCTAATTGTCATAGTCAAACATCTACATATTGTAGAAAAAATACAATTAAGGATTAGTAACTTAAATATAAAATATGGGAATGTAGCTTAAAGTGAAAGCAAGGAAAAGCGTTGTGTACACAGTTAACAAGTTTAGGTATGTAGGTTCGAATCCTATTATTCCCATCATATAATGTCAAGTAGCTCAGTTGGTAGAGCTCCAGATTGTTACTCTGGATGTCGTGGGTTCGAATCCTACCTTGACAGCCATATACTACAGAGTAGAGAAACAGTATCTCGGTGGTTTCATAAGCCGAAGACAGTGTGTTCGACTCACACCTCTTGCATCCATAAATATAAAGGAGAATAACATGAGCGAAAAAGAAAAACTAGAGTTAAAATTACAAGCAACGTATAGAATATACGAATTAGCTGTAATAGGAAACATGAGTGAAAAAACAAAGAAGAAAATATTTGGGGAAATAATTATATTAAGGCATAGGTTAGGCATATTATGAAAAATTATATAGTATTTGATTTAGAAACTACTGGTTTGGATGCAAAAAAGAATAAAATAATTGAAATAGGAGCGGTCAAATACATCAACGAACAAGAAGTTGGTGTATTTTCTTATTTAATAAATCCAGAGATTCCAATACCAGATTTTATAACAAAAATAACCGGAATAAGTAATTTTCATGTGAAAAATTGTGAAACTATAGATAAAATAATGCCTAAATTCATAGAATTTATAGGAGATTATGAATTAGTAGGATTTAATGTAGGATTCGACATAGGATTTGTAAAATTCAACTATGATGGCGAAATTTTAAATAAAATAATAGATGTACTGCCGATGGCAAAGAGAAAGTTTAAAAATGTAAAGAATCACAAACTAGAAACATTAAAATTAGAGTTAGGATTAGATTTTGGCAGTCATAGAGCAACGGATGACTGTAGAACTACGAATGAGGTATACAAACATTGTACTTTAGGACAAACCGATAATAACAGTGTTGTTGGAGTTAGTAGAATGATAAATAGGGGGATGAAAATATGAAAAAAAGAGCAATGAAAAAATGGATTCCGAAAAATACACCATATTGTGGTGGATGTAAGTGGCATAAATACATTAGAACCGATTATGTATGTAAACCCGAGTACAAAGATAATATTATTAAGTCAATTAAAGAAGCTAATGAAAAGTATAATAAAGAATATATTATACCTGATAAAACAATTGATTGTAAGCATACTGACTGTAAGTACGAATGTTGGACTGATGGTAGTAACTGTTGCTCTCATAAAGTTTATAAGTGTGAGTATTTAAAGTATACAGATTTAGAAGAATACAGTTTACTGTGGGATGGGATAAAAGCATGTGGAGTAGGAGATGAATATTAATGACAATAAAAGAATATAGAACTATGATAAAAAACACTCAAAGAGAATTTGCAAAGAAAGTGGGAGTATCTCAAGCAACGATAAATAACTGGGAACAATCCGATTATGTATTTGGCAGAGGAAAGCAAAAAGAAGAATATCTAGTTAATTTAGAAAAAATAGGAATAGATTTTAGTGGTATGATAAAACCGAGTAGTATGAATTTTAGATTGAAAGAGGGTTTTAAGATATGGTAGATTCAAAGTTAGCGACAGGTGGATTTCCGAAAAGTGGAGAGTTACTTTTCCATAGTGATAATCGACAAGATTATTTTGGTATAATAAAAGGTAAAAAAAGCACTGATGATTTAGTAATAGCGATAGAAAAAGCAATGAAAAAGGGGTTGAAATAATATGGTAATTGTAGGATTAATAGATATATTGATAAACGGAATATGTTTAGTTTTAATAATGAATCAAGGTAGTTATAATAATAATTCAGAGAAAATAGGTAATTATATAATAAGAGGAATATTCATATTTAATATGGCGATTGGATTAGCGTTAATGGGAGGAATGTAATATGGAAGAAATATTATATTCAGAAGAATTGCTTAAAAAGTATAATAAAATAGATATGTTATATATAAGAACTAAGCAAGATATTAAATCACAATATAAGGAAATAGAAAAATACGAAGACGAGAATAAAATTGCCAGAGAAATAATAAAACTATGGAATAACAACCGCGTAGAACACCACGTAATGGATATAGATGAGATAGACAAAATAATACTCGGATGTTACGATAGTTTGGCTAGAAACGGCAATTTTGAAGCATTCATGATAGCGATGGAGTGGTATAGGAAAGCAGAGAGTAAATTTTATCAACCGAGAATGAAAATATTAAAAAAACATGGTATTGTACAAGCTATGCAAGATTTATCTGATAGAAAATACAAAATACTCAGTATATCAATGCCACCTCGTACTGGAAAGTCAACAATAAGTTTATTCTATGTAATGTTTAAAATGGGTATGAATCCGAATAGAGCAATACTAGGTAGTGGCCATAGTACAGCACTTGTACAATCATTTTATAAGGAAATTATAGGATTTTTAACTAATGAAGAATATAGATTTAGCGAAATATTCCCAGATAGTAAATTTGTAGATAATAACGGAGAATATTTATATATAGATTTAAGTAAAAAGAAAAGATTTCATAGTATAACTTTTAGGAGTATAGGTGGTAGTATAACAGGAGCAGTTGAAGCAGATCAGTTACTATACATCGATGATTTAATAGAAGATAGAGAGCAAGCTGAAAATCCAGTAAGGCTTGAGAAAGTATGGCTTGATTTTAACAGTACACTGAAAGATAGAATGCTAGATGCTGCACAAATGTTAAGTATAGGAACACAATGGAATTTAAATGATGTTATCAGTAGAATTGAGAGAGCATATATAGATGATCCTAAAGTAAAAATACTTAGAATAAGTTGTTATGATGAAAATGGCGAAAGTAATTTTGTATATGATAACAGTAAAGGATTTTCAACTGAATATTACAAAGATATAGAACTTACAGAAGATCCAGTTATATTTAGTGCAAAATATAAAGCTGAACCAATAGAGAGAGATGGTAGACCATTTACTGATTTACAAACATATATGGAAAAACCATCAGAAGATCCAGATAGAATATTATCAGCAGTCGATGTAGCGTTCGGTGGTGGAGATAGATATTGC